CAGTCCTTCGATGAAGACTCTTCGAGCGACTGGTCGTAAGGTTGATGGTGAAAAGGACATGCTCCAGTCGGCTGAAGTTCGAGCTAGTCGTCAGATTTCTGACGTTCGGCACGGTTTCAATAAGGTTGCAGGTTCTCCTGGATTCCAGCTGTCACTCGTTGATTATGATGATATGCTCGAAGGAGCGTTGTCTGGTCGATGGACAGCAGTCAACGTAGCGAGTACTCCCACACTCGGAGCTGTAGCTTCAAGTCACACGTTTACTCGAGGTGCGGGTTCGTTCACAGCAGATGGATTCAGAGTTGGTGATTGGATTGTCACTACCGGGTTTTCTAACGCACAAAACAACGGAACTTTCCTCGTTACTGCGGTAGGTACAACCACCATCACAGTTCTCCAGACAACTCTTGTTGATGAATCTAACGGAACATCGAAAACGTTGATGATCAAAGGCAAGCGGTTGAGTTGCGGTACCACACTGCTGACTTACACCTTTGAACAAGCATTCAACGATCTTGCGAAGTATCGCGTTTTCAAAGGTGTAACAGTCAACACGATGGATTTGAATATCCAGCCGGCTCAGATGGTCGGCGGAACGTTCGGCCTCATCGGTATGAGTTTTGATCCGTTGGCGTCTTCTCCTCTCGATGCCTCTCCTGACGCACCTTCAACGAACTCTCCGTTCAGTTCATTCGACGGTTCGTTGTACGAAGGTGGGACCCTCATTGCAGTAGTCACAGGCATTACCTTGAAGCTTGATAACAAGCGTTCGGTGGTGCCTGTTGTCGGATCGAAGTACTCACCTGATGTGTTTGAAGGTTCAGCGGTAATCACAGGTGAGTTGACTGCATTCTTCCAGAATGCAACGCTTCTCGATAAGTTCGTTAACGAGACTGAATCCAATCTGTGGTTGAGGTTGAATGACCTTAACGGAACAGATTTCATGGCAATCAATATCCCCCGATTGAAGTACACGGGTGGAATGATTGATCCTCCTCAGGAAGGTCCTGTTCCGCTCACTCTTCCGTTCCAGTGTCTCGAAGATTCTGTTACCGGAACGAGTCTCATGATTCAGCGTTCAAATACGTAATTCACAAGATCTTTCGTTTTAAGGAGTAGTTTCCATGGCGTCCACGACCGAACAACTCAGTGCAAATACCTCTGTTCCTGCTATCGTCGGACACGGAAAGACCATCAAACACGGTCAGTCGACCACTGTCACCGCTTCGGATACGATTGTCACCGGTCTTCGAACTGTCGAATCTGTTGTCTGCTCGTTCGACGATAACCCCGGCGACGATCCGATGCTCGTCAGTGCTTCGATTGGTGATCAGGCAGGAACTCCTGCTGCTGGCTCGTTCTTGCTCAAGACGTGGAAGAACACGGGTGGCACTGATCCGACTCCGCTTGCTGCAACTACTTTCAGCAAGAAGGTGAACTGGATCGCTATCGGTACGCTGTAATCAACATTCTGGAGGATGTTGATTTTTCGGTAGGAAAAGGAGACGTTTGTGGACATCACTAACCTTGATCTTGATAAGTTGAGTTCTAATGTTGAGCCTGTTGAGATGGAACTGCTTCATCCAACTACTGGTCAACCTCTTGAATCAGACGGAAAGAAGATCAAGTTTTCTTTGGTTGGATCTGATTCACCTGCGTACTTGAAAGCTGAGCGTGCAGTGACGAATGCTCGTCTACAAGCGGCTCAGAGACTCGGGAAACGCGGTAAGGTGACTTCTGAAGTTATCGAAGATGGTGCGTTAGACATCCTCGCCGCGTCCACCACAGGGTGGACTCCGTTCCAGTTCAAAGGTGAGTTGTTCACGTTTTCGAATGCCAATGCAAAGCGTTTGTACAAAGAGGCTCAGTGGATTCGAGAGCAGGTAGATGCGTTCGTACACGATCGAGGTAACTTCCTAAAAAACTGATAGAGGAGCTGCTGGAGTGGGCCGAAAAGCTCTTTCAACAGCAGGCTCCAGTTACCTCGGGAGGCTCTTCACTCAAAGCACATTTAGAGCAGTTTGAGAGATCAACAGGAGTCACACTCGAACCAGTTGTAGAAGAAGATGATATTCCATTCGAGTTGCAAAACGTTTGGGATACATTCACGGATCTCAACAGTGCTAGAAGTAGTAACGGATTTAGTCCTAATCCGATTACGTTTCTAGATATCAAATGCTGGTCCGATCTCATGAAGATTTCGCTGCTTCCATGGGAAATCCAAACACTACGCGATCTTGATAATCTGTGGTTACGAGTTTGGAATGATGGTCAAGAAAAGAAGAGTTGAGCTTGTGAATGGATTTAGCAGAACTCAACCTCGTAATCAGATCAACACAGGTTGATCAGGCTGTATCCAAACTCAACAATTTAGCAGCTTCTTCTCGATCAGCTGCGAATGCACAAACCGGATTACTCACAGCGAACAGTCGACTTGAAAATACTTTCAATCGACTGTCTTCTGTTGTTGCAAGAGTTTCTTTAGCACTCGGTGGTCTTCTTTCGATTTCGAAATCGATTGAAATCGCTGCTGACATGGAACAAGCTGAGCTCGCATTTGAAACGATGCTAGGAACAGCTGAACGTGCTAAAAAGATGATGCAAGAGCTTAAGCAGTTTGCTGCTGCGACTCCGTTCCAATTCAAAGGTCTCGCTGAGAATGCACGCCTGCTCGTAGCCATGGGCACTACAGGTGATAAAGTAATCCCTACGCTGAGAACTGTCGGTGATGCGACAGCAGCACTGGGTGGCAACGAATTCTTGATGGAGCGAATCGTACTTGCTCTTGGTCAGATGCAGGCAAAAGGTAAAGTAGCGGGTGAAGAAATGCGCCAGCTTGCAGAAGCTGGCATCCCGGCCTACGATATGCTCGCCAAAGCTATCGGAGTAACTGTTCCTACAGCGATGCAGCTCGTAGAAAACAGAGCTTTTGATGGCATCACAGGTGTGAACATTTTGTTGGACGGTATGGCTCGCAGGTATGCGGGAGCTACAGGTCGTTTAGCGTTGAGTACGAAGGGTTTGTTCTCAACACTGAAAGATAACGTCTACTTCACACTCGGAGACATCGGACAAGCCTTGATCGATGCTTTTGATGTTCAAGGTAAACTTCGTGTTGCGATTGATCTTTCTTATCGATGGGGTCAAGTTCTTTCTGATGCTGTTTTGATCCTCGGGGGAATGCCTCCGAAGTTCAAAGAGAATATCGATGCCTCAGAAAAACTGGCGTTGATAATCAAACTCATCGCTGAGACTTTGACTGTGATCATCGGGTTGAAACTGATTGAATTCATCGCCCAGGCAACGGTTGGAATTGTCCAGCTCGGAACAAAAATCGTTCTACTCAACGGATATCTTCTTCCTGTTCTTACGACAGCAGCTTCCCTTGGACTCGTTCTTGCTTCGTTTGAGCTTGGGAAGTATCTATTCGATGACTTCAAAGCAATCCAGATTGCAGCCAACAATCTACTGACTTACCTACAAAAAGGTTGGGTCTATGTTAGTAACGCAGCTGAACTTGCATTCCTTGCTATCAAAGCGGGATGGAACGTTCTTCTAAATGTACTCTCCGACACATTCGGAACGAAGTTGAAAGATATTGGATCTCTTTTTCAGACGATTGCAAAGGGATTCGATGAGGTTGGTATGCAGGATGCGGCTGAAGGTCTTCGTATCACAGCTGAGCAGCTTGATAAGTGGGGTGTTGCAGCTCAGAAGGCTTTCGCTCCTGTTGATTCTTTCAATGTCGGTGCATTTGAAAACGTTTTCAATGTTGTGACTCGATTGGTCACTGTTGATAACAAAGCACCTGCAATTCGTGATGCGTGGAAAGAGGTATTCACATTCTTCGATCCTGAACAGAACGGAGGAAACCGTTCGATTGATTCACTTGAGTCGTTGAATACGAAGATTTTGAATCTTATCACTCGACTCGGTGAAGAAGGATCTCAAACTTCACTTGTAGCCGCACGACGAATCAGTGAGGAGTGGCAGAAAGGCCTCAAAAACTTCGGTACGCTTCCTCTTGATTTGGGACAGCGACTTTCAAACACAACACGAGATCAGCAGCTCAAGATGATTGATGCTGTGAAAGCCGCTCGTGAAAAAGAGATCGACTCAGAATTCGGTACAAGAAGTTCGAAGGGTGGTTCATACACATCGACTGTTGCTGCTGATTTGCAGAGGTTGATGGAAACCATCAAACAACTGACTCCCGGAATGGGAAACCTGACTGTGTCCGCTTCACAGCTTGAAGCGATCATGGGAAAGGTTTCAACAACCACTCAGGGCCAGATTGAAGGTCTGGATGAACTGAAAGCCCGTCTAGCTCAGTATCGAAATGATGTTGAAGAGCTGACGGATAAGTACAAAGCCGAACGTGAGGCGTTGGGTCAGGGCCAACTCCAGCGTGATCTTGAAGTACAGACTCTCAAAGCTGAGCAGTATCTGCTTCAGCATCACATTGAAAACAAAGCTGAAATCATTCGACTTCTTCGTCAAGAGATCACTCTTCTGGCTCAGGCTCGATTTGCTCACGAAATCGATAACAAGATTCTTGATGAACGCGATGCTCGAATCGGAATCGGATTGTCTGATAAAGAAGCTGAGGTTGAAAAGAAACTTCGTGAGGCTCAGAGAAAAGCCGACGAAGCTGGTGTGGTCTTCGATGAAACACAGCAGAAGAAGTATAGAGCTGAGATTGAAGCCACGCAGCAAGCACAAGAAGCTTGGGAGCGTTGGAAGAATGCTTCCAAATCTCTTGCTTCTGGTATTGGCGATACAATTGATAGTATCTTGTTGAGGACTTCGAGCCTTACCGATGCCCTCCAGAGCTTGGCCCAGCTTGCGGAAAAGATAGCTATCCAGACGTTCATTTCCGGGCCGCTCTCATCCTTTCTCTCTGGTGCATTCCAAAGCGCTTATCCAGGGCCGGCAAGTGCTCATGGCAATGTTTTCAGCCGAGGAGAGATGGTTTCGTTCGGTTCAGGCGGTGTGTTTGACAGTCCTCACACCTTCCAAATGCGTGACGGTCGTAGAGCTCAATTCGCAGAGGCCGGGCCTGAGGCCATCATAGATCGGA